TTTCTATTGGTGGTGATAAGTTTAAAAACATAACACTAAACAACAAAAACTTCAATCATTTTTATGATGATGAGTCTAACGAAGGCAGGGTTATAGGTTCAACTACTCAAGAGATAAATCCTGAAGGAATATCTGACTTGATAATTAACTTCAAGAGTGGTGTTTTTTACAGGTCTTTAGCAGGTAGTCTATTGGGAAATCAAGTAAATGAAAATGTAAACTCAGGTGGCGTAAGCACAAAAGAAATTGCTTTTACAAAAAACTTATTTACAAAGCATCAAGACATCGGCTTGAAATTCGCATATGTTGATAAGCCTCTTTTCGAAACTAGGATTAAGAAGCCTATATGTATGACTAATTGGCAAAGGCTTTCTTTAGTTACTTCTACTCAAAGAATATACACATTGGGTGTCCAACACGTATTCAACGGTAGGCTATTTAACAAGAACACAGCAAATTGGGATTTGTTAGCAGAAGATACTAGTGGCACTACTACTGACTACTACGACTTCTATGTTGATGACGAAAAGATAACATACAGCGATAGCCCTAGTATTGAGTTTAGTATGGTAGTACCTACAACAAATCTTGGAGATTTAGATTTCTTGTTCAAGGAGTTTACAGCTTCTAGGATGGTAGCTGATACCATAGTTATAAAAAGCGTTGAGGGAGAAGTATATGAGGACAATGCTTATCTGAATGTAAAAGGCATACTGAAATAATTGTAAATTAATTCGATGGCTACATACAACGACTACCCACAATCCGCTACGAACAACGCTAAGAAAGTATTAGCGTGGAAAAAGAAATACGGCAAAGAGGTCAAGGGAATGACTTCTATAGGGTGGACTCGTGCAAACCAATTAGCATCAAAAAGAAAACTATCCTATGAAACTATTGCTCGTATGGCTGCGTTTAATCGTCACAGAAAAAATGCTGCGATTGACCCTAAGTATAAGAGTACGCCTTGGAAAGATAGAGGTTATGTTGCTTGGCTTGGGTGGGGAGGAACTTCGGGTGTTAATTGGGCGATTAGAAAAGCTAAGTCAATCCGAGAAGGAACAGTTAAAGCAAGTGTCGATGTGGCTGAACTCCCATACGGTAATCGTAAGGTCAAGGCTAAATGCCCGAAGAAGAACGGCAAAAGAGAAGATTGTAAACAAGGCTACTGCGATTGTTATGCTACCCAAGGAAAAGATGGTAGTGTTAAAAAATCACCTAAAGCACCTAAGAGCGACACTCCTGAGAAGAATCCTAAAGGTGTTGGAAAAGGTGGAAAGCTATCTGCAAAAATTCTTAAGTCTATAAAGACTAAGGTAGACAAATATAATGAAAAGTACCCTGACAAAAAGATTGGAATGGGTGCAGCAAAGCAAGTGGTTCTTAGAGGTATGGGTGCGTACAACACGGGTCATAGCCCAAAGGTCACTAGTGCAGCGCAATGGGGTCTCGCAAGACTAAATGCGTTTATGTACTTATTAAAGAACGGAAGTCCACAGAATAAGAAGTATGTTCAAGATAACAACCTACTTCCTAAGTGGCATAAAAAAGCAAAGAAGTAATGGACAAAGATTTACCATTATACGATATAACACTAGAGGATTTTGAGCAGGGGATGTATAAGATTTCCCTTGTAGACAAACCTGCTATTGAAGAAAACTTTATTTATTTCTCTAAGCAAAGCATTGAGATGTTTGCCAACGATGAGAAGCGTGAGGTGGTTGGACCAATTATGATTCCTAACAAGGAAATCCTAAGACAGTCTGCTGAGAATGGTTTTTACTATGTACGCTTTACCGAAGATACAATTAGAGATATAATGTACAACTACTCCAAGAAGGGGTTGTTTAACGAATTTGGCATACAGCACGAGAATGATACTACTGATGTTGTGATGCTAGAGATTTGGATGAAAGAATCCGATAACGATAAGTCTACGGACTACGGATTTGATTTACCAAACGGAACAGTATTCGTAAAGGCTAAGATTGAGTCTGACGAATTATTCAATGCAATTAAGGATGGGGAGATAAATGGTTTCTCTATTGAGATTGCTGCTAATATAACACCAACAAACAAAGAAGAAATGACTGAATTTTCATTTGCTAAGGAGCTTGGTAAGTTAGAGGCTCAATTTGAGACAATGACTAATAAGTTCCAAGAGCGTATCGAAGGGTTGGAATCTGAGAATGAGATTCTATTATCCGCATTGACATCTTTTGAAGAGAAGTTTGCAGGAGTGGAAGATTTAAAATCCGCTATTGAAATGATTCAAAAGCACATCGAATCTATGGGCGATATGGCTCAAGAGGAAGATGAAGAAGAAAAGGAAGAAATGGCTGAAGACTCTAAAGAAGAGGAAGAGGACATGAAAGAAGAAGAAAAGTACGAAGCTACTGAGGAAGAAGTAAACGAGCAAGAAGTTGAAGAGCAATTTACCGCACAGCAGACAGAAGAAGTTGTCGCTGAGGAAGTAGATAAAACTATTAACTTTGAAACAATCACTTCTGAAAAAATAAATCTTATCAATAAGCACTTTCCGAGCTTGTACTAAGATTTTGTAAATTAACTTAAACGAATTTTTTTTAAAACTATTATATAATGGCAACTACTATTAATACCACTCCTGATTTAGCGAATACTGAATCGTTATGGGGAGACCGTAGCAGAGATTTATTTATCGATGCAATGGTAAAATCGGCGGCTTTACTTGACCGCTTCACACTTGTTGATGGTGTAAAAAATAAAGTAAACATTCCTATTTTTACTGCAAGTACTCAGGCTTTTCAAGTTGGAGATGACTGTGAGTTTTCAAACAACAATGATGCTTCTATCACAGAAAAAGAGATGAGCGTTGAAACTTACTCTTGGAACTTTAAAAACTGTAAACACGCATTAGAAAAGTCTTATCGTGGTATCGCACTAAAGAAAGGACAGCACAATCCTGAAACAATGGATGTTGAGTTCCGTAATTGGGTGTTTGATTACTTCGCAAAATTAGCTGCTCAAAAAACTTTGAGTCTTGCTGCTGTAGGTCTTTTGACTGAAATGGAAAATGATTCTGATGTTATCGATGCTGACCACGACAAGGCTACATTAGATGCAAGTAACATTATAGATGCAATGGAAATTGCTTATAAGGGTATGAGCGAAGTTATGTTGGCTGCTGTTTATGGTGATGCTGACCGTGAGTACAAACCTGCGTTCTTCTTGAACACTAAATTGTACCAACTGTACCAAATCGCTATTGCTCAAGAGCATACTACAACTCCTGCAGGTATCATCGCAGGTGAGCTTCCAACATTCTACGGAATGGAGGTTATTCACTTTTCAGGATTTAACAATGAATCAGGTGAAGCCGATAACGATGAAAAATTCTTCATCTCAGCTCCAAGTAACTTGGTTATGTTGACTGACGATTACAATGATGTAATGGCTATTGATTCTGAGTACGAAGCTAAAGAAAATGCTGAGTACATTTGGGGACGTTTCAAAGTAGGTTTCTCTTACATGAAAGGAAGTGAAATTGTACTTGCTGCAAATCCTTCTTAATAACTGAATAATAACAAAGGGGAGGGTTCTGCCCTCCCTTTTTAATACCTTATAAAAAATGGCTTGTTCTGTAACCTTATCAGGAATTACTTACGACTGCGCAGACTTGGGTATAGGTGGTATAACAAAGTTATCTATCGCAGCTAAGTCAGAAGTAGACACAGTAATAGCAGGGTCTTCTCTCGTTATAAACGAAGATACCCGTGTTGTTTCTACTGCAGGTGTTGTCGCAAATGTTGCTGATTACACATTTAACCTTAAAGACGGATTCTCTGCTTTCAACGAAGTAAAGACCGTTAACGCTGACGGTACGTCAACTACCGTTCCTTCTATTACTGTAGAGTTTCCTAAGATGAAAGCTGCTACTGTAAGTGAACTTAATGAACTTGCAACTGCAGGTGCTGAGTTAGTAGCTTTTGTTGAAACTGCTGCAGGTACTCATCACCTAGTGGGTGCTGACTACGGATTGTATGCTGCTACTGTCGATATGTCTTCAGGTGCTGCTCGTGGTGAGAAAAACCGTGTTCAACTTACCCTAACAGGTGAGGAAAACGGTCTTGCCTACAGCATCGCTTCGGCTGCTGACTTTGCTACAATCATTGGTTAATACCAATCTTGTAA